GGACAACCCGCTATAACCACGAAACCATTGCTCTTGGTTTCTCAATCACTGAAGAAGCGATTGAAGATAACTTGTACGACAGCTTGTCTGCTCGTTACACAAAGGGCTTGGCTCGTGCGATGGCATATACCAAACAAGTTAAAGCAGCAGCCGTATTAAACAACGGTTTCTCTGGCGCTTATGTTGGTGGTGATGGCGTTTCCCTCTTCTCTACTGCTCACCCATTGGTGAACGGCGGCACAAACGCAAACACAACATCTACTCCTGCTGATTTGAACGAAACAGCTCTTGAAAACGCTGTTATTCAGATCGCTGCATGGACAGATGAGCGTGGTTTGTTGATTGCTGCCAAGCCTAAGAAGTTGATTGTTCCACCAGCATTACAGTTCGTTGCAACCCGTTTGCTCGAAACTAAATTGCGTGTTGGTACAAATAACAACGATATTAGCGCAATTGAGAACAATGGTACTGTGTCCGAAGGGTACACAATTAACCACTTCTTGACTGCAACTAATGCGTGGTTCTTAACAACAGACGTACCTAACGGTCTCAAGCATTTCGTTCGTACACCGCTGCAAAACAGCATGGACGGCGACTTTGACACCGGTAACGTCCGTTACAAGGCTCGTGAGCGTTATAGTTTCGGTTGGTCCGATCCACTCGGAATCTACGGTAACTATTAATCGGATTGGGAGTTTCCCGGTCGGTGGCCCTTCGGGGCCATTTTTTTTGTTTAAACGCTTGACAAATCGTGTAAACAGTGTATATTACATTTATCTGGGAATTCAACCTTGTTGCCACTGGCCCAGCAGACGATGCAACGATTAACAAGGTATCTTTTGCATAAGGAAACTTATCATGGCACGCAGTACATTTGAAGGCCCAATCCTATCGGGCGATAACCGTTTTGGACCACAACGTGATGTTGGACCCGTATTGTTATCACAACAATGCTTTTTAGATTTTTCTGTTACAACACCTGGAACCGCCGGATATGGTGGAGCTTCTGGACAGTTTGTTACAGCTAACACTCTTCCCAACTCAATAGCAACTATTTACTCTCCACAGGCGGGTGTATTTAGCAACACAGGCCCAACAGCGGCAACAGCCCCTACTGCTGATGCTACAGGTACAAACTACCGGGGCGCAGTATTCTTACTGCCTTACCAGTCTTATATTCAGAACATTTACATTGATAACATTGTTCAACCTACAGACGGAACACACGCAGTAACATCTATTCAGCCATACATTGCAAACAACTTTGTAACAACTGGCGGTACATATGGTACTGTCGCAGCGATTACAGGTTCAAGCATTGGTCGTTCAACAGCGACATTTACTGCCGCTCAATATGTTAATGCTCAGTCTACATTGCAAGATGTACAAAACTTACAACCTGGTCAGCAACCTACATGGTTCTCTCAAGTTGTTGTTAACTTGGCAATGACTGTTTCAAGCTTAACTTCAGTTAACGCTGGAAAGATTAACATTATTGTTCAGTACGTACAGACAGATCCAACAGTTAACGTTGGTAATGCCACAACCTACCCATACGGTAACTACGATTAATAGCTAGGGGGCAATTAGCCCCCTTTCTTTAAAGTTTTCAAAGGGTAATCATGGGACTGAATCTATTTAATTTCTTTTCTGGTACTAATTCCAACAATATTGGTACTAATCTTTCCCAAACTGGCGGCATGGGCAATCAAACTCCCACTACTGCATGGCAAGGAATTGACGGATCTGCACAGGTCACAATGCCACAGCGTTTACGCGATGTTGTTGGTAAGTTAAAAGTAAGTCAATCTCAAAACATTTACGATGCTGACTTTGAATATGGTATCCAACCACTTCGTTGGGAAAACTTTATTCAAACAAATCAAACAACGCCGACTGCATCCATAGTTCAAAATCCTGGTCTTGGTGGCGTAAGTATGACCATCAGTGCTGCAAATGATATTACGGTTAGACAATCTCGTCCGTATCATAGGTATCAGCCTGGTAAGACTTTTTACATGGCATCCAATGTTAACTTTGGTGGAACTAATGCAAACCAGTTTCAACGTTGTGGAATATTTGATGATTCAAACGGCATATTCTTTATGCAGTCCGGGGCGGCTACTACAGACAATCCATATGGAATGAGTGTTGTAATTCGCTCTGACTCTGGCGGAGTTCCTGTAGATACCATCATTCCAGTCACAGCTTGGAACGGAAGCAAAAATATTATCAATGCACTTAACTGGAATTTGGTGCAAATGGTATGGATGGAATTTGCCTGGTACGGCGCTGGAGCACTTCGTTGGGGTGTAGTTATCAACGGAGAGCCTTGGATACTTCACCAGGTTGGAGTTGGTAATGGCGTTATTTTGGGTAACAACCAAACTAAACCTTGGAGCCGTACAGGTAACTTACCTGTTCGCTATGAGCAAAGAAATAATGCAAGTGGTGCAACATCTTCTGTTATGACCCACTACGGAGTTTCTGTACTTATTGAGGGCGGAATAGATAGGCAGCGTGGATTTACCTATTCATATGGTATGTCACCAGCCTCTCCAACACGCGCAATAGCTTCTGTGTCTGCAACTGTTCCAACAGTACGTTATCCTGTTATGTCTTTCAGAATGAGACAAATGGGACAGGTATCTCAAGATCAAAGTTATAACTATAACAATGCCGGTCTAGCTTCGATTGCATCTGCTAACGCAGTTGCATCTGGTACAACAACTACCCTTGTAGCGGGTACTGGGGCTTATACAGCCAATGCTTATGTTGGTCGTATGTTGTCTTACAACCCTGTTCCAGGTGGAGCTGGTAACTTTGCATCTGCAGCAGTTGTTTCTAATGCTACTGCTACAGTGTTTGGTATATCTGGTACTACATTGACAATTAGTGGAACAATCACCAATACCTTTTATATTGGAATGACCCTTAGTGGCACAAGCGTAACAGCAGGTACTATTATTACTGGTCAGCAATCTGGTCCTAATGGCGGAGCGGGTGTTTACACTGTTAGCATTTCTCAGAACGTGGCTTCAGCTACATCTACATTGACTGGTTCTGGTGCTGCTGTAACTTTAACATTTACTGCTGCTCATAACCTGACTGCTGGTGGACCTACAACAACAGCCCCTCAAGCTGGAGATGTATTAACTTTATCAGGGTTTACCACTACAGGCACAGTACAAATCAATGGTTTTTATCCTGTAATTTCTGTTCCATCAGCAACTACAGTGGTGATTAACGTTGGGTACGGTATAACAACCGCACAGATTGGAACAATCACAATTGGATCTGTTGTAGCGGCGTATACGGCTCGTATTACATCAAACACAACAACTACTCTCACATTCCAAGATATCGTGACTGGCGGCGCTTTAGCAAATGCTCCAACAGCAGGATGTACTTATTCAATTGGTTTGTTAGATCGCGGTCAGTTATTGCCGCAGACCATGTTGATATCATCTGATGTGATCTGTATTGTGGAGTTGATAGCCTCTACACCAACTGCTGAGATTGGTTTGAACGGTGCTAACTTCCAATCTCTTAGCTCACTTGGTTCATACAACTCATTTGCTCAACGTGATGTATCTGCAACTGCCATGTCAGGCGGGGAAGTGGTTTACGCCTTTACTTCTCCAGCAAGTGGAACGGCGGGTGTTGGAACATTACAGCAGATTGATTTGTCTTTCTTCTTCCCTGTTCTCACAAGTATTAAAGGCAACGTACCAGACGTTTTAACTTTAGCCGTAACGGTTCCAGTTAACAAAACATCTAACGTTGGAGTTAACATCATCTGTCAAGAGGCAATGGCATAACATGGCAAAGACCCCAGCTTGGCAACGCAAAGAGGGCAAAAGCCCAACAGGCGGTTTAAACGCAAAGGGTAGAGCTTCTGCAAAGAAAGAAGGGATGAATCTTAAACCTCCCCAGCCACAAGGCGGGTCAAGGAAAGATTCATTCTGTGCCAGGATGGAAGGCATGAAGAGCAAGCTTACATCTGAAAAGACGGCAAAAGATCCTGACAGTCGTATCAACAAAAGTTTAAAGAAGTGGAAGTGCTAATATGAACGGACATGACATAAAAGAAATGGCAGATGGGGCGGCTATTACAACAACTTTTTTTGGAGCAATGGGCTGGATAGAACCTGCCGTGGTTTTTGTTACCAGCATTTGCTCTTTGGTTTACCTAATTATTAGAATTTGGGAAACTGATACTATTCAAAAATTGGTAAAGAAAAATGCCTAGTTCTAGCAAAGCCCAACACAACATGATGGCAGCAGTAGCTCATGATCCAGCTTTTGCTAAGAAAATGGGTATTCCTCAATCAGTTGGTAAAGATTTTAGTGAAGCTGATAAGGGCATGAAATTTAGTGGCGGCACTAAATCGAGAGCTGATTCGCAAGCCGTGAACCAGCCAAAAACTCAACATGGTAGCGAGGAACTTTTTAAAAAAGGTGGATTTATGAAAAAGATGGCTAAAGGCGGAATGAGTGAAACAATGGGTCCAAGAGGCATGTCCGAGGACGTGGAAAAAGGATCAAACAAAAAGAAACCTCATGGTGAGCACGGCATTGAAAAACGCGGTGCAACTAGAGCTATGATGCCTAAAATGAAAGGTAATGACATTGGGACTGGACCTGAAGTCAATACCATGAAGAAAGGCGGAAAAGTGAAGAAGTACGCTAAGGGTGGATTTGTTTACGGTGAGCCAATGGAGCCTGTAACAGCGGGTGGAAAGAAGGGTCGCGGTGAGCATTCTATTCAGCAAAAGGGTTTAACCAAAGGTAAATACTGTTAAGGAGATAGATATGAAACAAGGTATGGATCATCCACCACTCATGAAAGAGTCTAGCCCACCACACACTCACAATGTGCATATGGTTGAAAAACTGTACGGCGGGGACGGACATGTACACCACCACAAAATGTATGGTCAGCACGCAGCAGGTCATATGAAAGAGCATGAGAAAGTAGAAGAGCTCTGTGGCGGCGGAATGGCACATAAGAAATAAGGAGCCATCATGGCATCTTCACAGAATCTTGCTGGGTTAGCAGCTTTAGCTGCGCTTGGAGCTGGTGTTTACACGCAAAGGCAAAAGGATCAGGCTGCTCAGTCTAGTCCAAGCGCAAATCCAAACACAAATCCGAACATAAATCCAAACATTGCCAATCTTCCTTTGGATGATCCAATGTTCAACGATTATGAGCAAACCAACTCACAGGTTGGCTCTGCTGGGACTAGGACTATTCCAGGTCCAGGTGGAAGCTATATCAGTAAACCAATCCCAGATCAAACTTCTGTGGCTCCCCGAGCAAGACCTGTATCACGTCCTGTTGCCCGTGTTGCAAGCGCCCCTGTTGCACAAGGTAGCGCTTTAGGACAAGCTAATTTAGCTGAGATGAAAAGGCAGCAAAATCTTGCGGATATTCAACGTGATCTTGAGCAAGATAGAAGTCCACAAGAAGATGCTCAATTGGCTGCTTTGCGTGAATCTAGAAGTAAAAAAGAACCATCTAGAGATCAAAAAACAAGAGCTGCCTTAGATAGATCTAATCAACTTCAAGAAGAATATCAAAAGGAAAAAATTCGCAAAGCTAATGCAGAATGGGATAACCCAGAAAGATATAAGCTTGACATGAACTCAGACAAGCCTTATAAAAAAGGTGGAGCGGTTAAGAAAATGGCTAGTGGTGGAATGACCAGCAAGACAATGAATAACGCTTCAAAACGCGGAGATGGAATTGCTTCTAAAGGCAGAACTAAGGGAAGGTTTGTATGATGGCAAGTCGCGGCATGGGAGCAATCAGATCATCTAAGATGCCAAGTGGTAAAGAAAAACCACGCCGCGATGATACAGACTTTACCGAGTACAAAGAAGGCGGACATGTTGGACTTTATGCCAATATCCATGCAAAGCAAAAAAGGATAGCCAACGGTTCAGGTGAGAAGATGAGAAAACCTGGCGCTAAAGGCGCACCAACCAAACAAGATTTTATTCAATCAGCCAAGACAAGGAAATCAAAATGAGCTTACTTACAAACTTAGAAGAACACGCAGAGCATTTGCTTGCTTTAGTTGAGCACATGATTCAAGTGCAACTTAACTCTCACG